CCTGCAACGCCAGTGCAACTCTCCACGGTATTCCCATGAGGTTTTTAGGTATCACTCCGCTGCATTTCTTCCTGCTGTATGTGTCACCAAGGTTGAGCCATAATGTACCGTCCGGGCGGAGTGTCCTGCGTACCTCTCTGAATACCTCAACAATATTGCTGATATATTCGTCGAGGGTTTCTTCAAGTCCGAGCTGTCCCTCTGCCCCGTAGTCCCTCAATCCGTAATACGGAGGTGATGTGACGCAACAATCTATGTAGTTATCCGAAATCCTGCTAAGTACGTCGAGCGCACCTCCTGTTACTATTGCTGATTTTGTCACTTCTTTTTCGCCTCCTGTTCAAATGCCTTGCCGCACTTCTCCGGGTTGTTCAGACAAGGATTGTGGCAAATCCCTTTGCGGAAACAGTAAAAGCAACAATATCTGTCCCTGCGTTTGTCGCAATGGAATATCTCACATTTATGCGTTGTGTCCTGCTCAAGTGGTGTTACCATATCCTGTTATATCCTCCTAATCTGATTGAAAGGTTGTAGATATACTGGCCGCACCGTACACATACGTCGTGCTTGCCCCAATATCCGAGTTTCTTCATTCCCCGGACGCTCCCGGTATAATGTATAGAGGGGTGTCGTGCTTTCTCTGCCTCTGTCAGCTTTTCGTATCTCATGCCTACACCTCCGCCAGTGCGTCTGCAAGCTCCTGCAGCATTTTATCAATATCCTCTGCGTCCTTTACCAGCTCACGGGGCGACGGAACTCCTCTTGTCCCGTGTTTTCTCGCCTCTATCCACATTTCAATATGCTCGTCCACATCAAAATCCTCATAGTATTCCATAACTGCGTCCGGGAAATTCTCAACCTCAACGCACATCAAGAAATCCTCTCCGGCTGGCGAATACTTTTCCAGTTCCACTCTGCCGTCGTCCGTGTAGCTGCTTACTGCCCAGCCGTGTGCCTCAAGCACTTTGAGGTATTTTGTTGCGAGCGTGGTGTCCTGCTCCGGCAAATCTATGTTGACGATAATTGCCTTTATCCACGGCAGCTCTGCGTATGCTTTCGCCGCCTCCTCGTCGCTGGTGTTCTCGTCGTAATCGTCGCACATTTCCGTCAAGACCTTATCTACCTCATACGGGTCGTCGTCCTCACGGAAGTAAATACACTCCTCACCCGTCAGATACTCCCCGATATAACTGCCTCCCCAAGCTCCTCGCCAGCGGCAATATCCGTCGTCCGCAACAATTTCGCTATCCACCATTGGTACAATAGGCAGATCCGGGTTTTCTCGCATGAGCTTAAATAGCTCCTCTCTGTGTTCCGCTTCTTTGCTCATATCCGCACCTCCTAAATGTACTGGCCGTATCTGCTGCTAATTGTCTGCACCCACTCTTTGTCGAGCTTATCCGGGTATGTACTCCACGCCTCCTCGTAGCTGTTCCACCAGTACCCACGGCTTTTCAATGCTACAATGAGCTGTCGCTTCGGACGCATAAGGAATTTGATATATACCCTGTCGCCTTTGGTGTATGCTGTGAAATTCTCGTCCTCGAAAAATACCTCTTTCTTGATTGTCTTAATTTCTCCGGCAACTGCCTGTGCATAGAGCTTTGCAATGGTGCTGTTCTTTCGCCACTTGTACGTCGGTTGCAGCTCCTCGTAATATTTCTTAAATGCCTCCGGGTCGTATAACGCAAGCTGCGATAAATGGCTCGTCGGGTCGCAAGGATTGTCCGGCTTCATGCAAAATTCCACCATACCCTTGAGGTATTCCGCTTTGTCGTTTTCTTTCTGCCCCTGCTTTACCTGTCGTTCCAAGTCGTTAAACCATTCGCAAAACTGCGCTGACAGGCTCATAATGCGGTCGCTGTGGTCGAGCTTTCGAGCGTTGTACTTTGCCGGGCCTGCTACCATTACCGAAACGTGCTGTGCCTCGTGTTTTAGTATTTCCGACCATTTTTCGTGCAGTTTATTGAGTAGCTGCTGCTTTTTCGTGTCAGAAATCTCCCACGAAAGGATTTTCCCGGCGTAAACTTCGTACTCATGGGCTGAAATATCGCCTCTCTTGCCTCCCATACTGTTTGAGTTGGCACTGTGTATCAAATCTTTGTTCAGCGGCTTTACCGCCACTGTCGCCGTTCCTCCGGCGTTATTTTCATTCAGCATAATGGGTTGTCCTCCTGTTTCTTAAAGCCTGCCTCTAATATCCTCCCACGCCATTGTCATTACCGTGCTGGTTTCTCTTAGGCGGCTTATAATTGCTATAATTTTCGTGTTGTCAAATCCTTTGGGCGTTAGTGCTGCTGCGAGCTGGTCTGCGTTGTAATTCGTTGTTACGATAGTCGGTTTCATATCCTCGTATCTGTCGTTAAGGATTGAATACAGCGTACTCATGCTCCAATCGCTGCACTGTTCTTTTCCGAGGTCGTCTATGATAAGTAAGTCCACTTTTTTGTAAACATCAAGCACCTGCGCCTCGTGCATTGAGCTGTCGTCGAATGACTTTTTAATATCCAGCAAAAGGTCACTTGAGGTCTTGCAGATTACGGGTATTCCCTCGCTTATGAGCTGCAGTGCAATCGCCGCTGCGAGGTGCGTCTTGCCTGTTCCGTTCGTCCCCTCTATGTAGAGGCCGTCCCCTATCGCCCTGTGGTAAGCAAAGTTGTCTGCATACTCTTTCGCTATGGCGTAGTTCTTTTTTCGCCCCGGCGTGTCGCAGCGGAAATTCGGAAATGTTCGCTGCTGGAAGCGTTTCTTTATGCCGCTCTTGCCGAGCAACGCCTCCACTTTCCTCCTCATAGCCTCTCTGCGTTTTTCCTCCTCCTCACGGGCTTTCTTTTCCTCCTGCTGCCTGTCGTATTCCGTCCAGTATGCAACTGCTTTTTCGCAATCGCAACGAGGAGTAATAGGCAGCCAAAAATAAACCATATCGTTAATCACTGCGCCCTGCGGCTGCAGTTCTTTTCCGCAGTATTCGCACTTTTCCAGTGCTGGCGGTGGGTTTTTGAACGATAGCCCTCTCGCTTTGGCCTCCTCTAGCGTCACAATGTTATTTCTTGAAGCCTCCCGACGGCTTGAAGCCTCCGGGGTCTGCCTGCTGCCCTGCAGTACGTCCCCTATCTTGGTAAGTTCCGACATATCCGCCGCCTCCTCTCTTGCTAAATTCCTCATTCACTCTCTCGATTACCCAGCTTAAAATCGCCCGGTAGTCATTCTTGTAGGTCTTTCCCTTTGAGCCTTTGTAATTATCCAGTATCTCGATAGCCCTCTTTGTCTTTTCCTCGCCGTGGGCTGCTACGAGCTTCTGATACTCCTCCTCTGTCATGTGGACAAATTCGGCATACTTCACTTTTGGTACTTCCGGCTTTTTGGGTCTGCCTCGCTTCTTTGCTTTTTCCTCCGGCTGCTTTTCCTCTTTCGGGGCTGCTGGTTTCTTTTCCGGCTTTTCCTCCGGCTGTTTCTCCTCAAACGGTTTCGCTGGTGCTGATACTGTTCTCTTTGAGTAAACGTCCTGCAAATTATCCACAAGGCTCTGACACCAAATTACCTCTTTTTCTTCCCACAGCTTTTTGTCAATATTGCCGAGGCCTGCAAGTGTTGCCAATATCTCGTCGATTTTACCCTCCTCTATCTTCATAAGGGCTACGAGATACATTTTGTTTGCCGTTACCGAGCAGTCATAAAAATGTCCCTCGCTGCGTCCCAGCAGTTCCAGTAGCTTAAACCAAAACGCATACCCGTCGTTTCCCCAGTTCTGCTCAAGTATGAATTTTGTTTTGCTGTCCGTGCTTACGAAATGTGGGAAATAGTCTACTGTCTGCTTTCGTGGTCGTCCCAACGACTACACCTCCTTTATTCGGGAGTTTTCGGGGAGAAAATTCCCCGAAATCCCCGTTTATTATCAATAAATAACCTTGCTGCCCTCCGGCGTTTTCACTACATCAACGCTCTGTGGAAAACGTGACTTCATGGCCGGGTCATGTGTAATCGCCATTACCTTGAGGTCTGCGTATCTCTGCTGTATTGCTTCCAGTGCGTCGCAATATGCCTGTACGCCCGGTGCGTCAAGGAATGGAGGCTCGTCGATAAACAGAAATCCAAGCTGTACGCCTGCCTTACTACTCTTAATCTCCGAAAGGGCAAGGATAACAGACAATGCCGCCTTTACTCTTTCGCCTCCGCTCCTGCTCATATATGGCAGTCGCCCGGTGTCGCTGTCGTTGATGATAATATCCAGCGTCGTAACCTCTTTTTTGCTGTTTGACTTCAACACCTTTTCCGTCACAAACTCTACGCTCATGCGTCCCTGTGACATTTGACCGAGAATGTTCGTCGCCGTAGCCTCAAAAATCGGGATAATGCTGCGGATAATGTTGTGAGGAATACCGTCCTGCGAAAATGCCTTTTTCAGCTCCTCATACCCGGCTGCCGTTCCTGCAAGCTCATTTACCTGCGCCTGCAGCTCCTCCGCCTGCTTCAACTTTTCTCCGGCCTGCTCAAGCTGCTTTTTCAAGCCTCCCAAACTCATTGCCACTTTTTGCGCTGCGTCCTGTAACTGCTTGATTTCTGCCTCCGCAACACTTACCTGCGCCTGCAGTTCCTCTGCTCCTACGGTCTTGCTCTGTTCTTCTGTAAGTTCCGCTTTGGCCTCTGCGATTTCCGCCTCAATAGCTTCGCCCTCTGTTTCCAGTTCGAGTAAACGCTGCGCCGCTGCTGCTTTTTTCTCCTTTGCTACCGGGAGCTGTTTTTCTTTCTCCGTCCACTGTCTTGCTAATGCAATTTCCTGCTGCAACTTCTCATACTCTGCGCTTGCTGCCGCAACCTTTTCGAGCTGCTGGTTGATTTCTTCCAGCTCTGCTCTGCCTTTTTCGGCGGTGCTGGCTGCGTCTGCTGCCTGCGCTTCGTACTCCTCGCTTCTCTCTGTCTGCATTTTCAGCTCGCTTCTCTGCGCCTCAAGGCTGTGGTATTCCTTTTCGGCCGCCTCAAGACCACGCAAATCGCCTCGTAGAGCCTCGATTTCCTCCGGGAGGTGTATTTTATCGCTGAATGCCATTTCCTCCTGTTTGAGCGTATCTGACGCACTCTCACGGTTAGTTTTGTACTCCTCCTCAAGTGAAGCGAGTGCCGCCTCTGCCTCCGGCAATATCTTTTTGGCTTCCAGTGCGTCCGCAAGGAACTTGCAGCTCGCTTTTTCTACGTCCGGGCAACCGCTGTTATTCAGCAGCTCAACTTTGCTGTTAAGTGTTGTGATACGATAGGTCAATCTCTCTTTTGCCTTTTCGTAGTCCGCTTCCAGTCTTTCCAGCTCTGCCTCTGCGTCGAGTACCGCCTGTCGCTGCGCTGTATATTCCGGCAGTCCCTTTTCTAATTCCGCAATCTTTCCGGCGGTGCTTTCGTAGGCTCTATGTTTCTCTGACAATTCCGCTTCACGGGCGAGTGTCTGCTGCAGTGGCCCAATCTTCATCAACGTAATAGCTGCTTTCTTCTTACGAAGTTCCTCCGCAGAGTTTTCCGCCAGCGCAATGGCGTTTTCGAGCTGCTGCTTGCGCTCTGCCAAATTGTCGTATGTCGCCTTACCCTTAATCAGCTCTTTCTCCTGTTCCAAAAGGCCGTTGTATTTCTTTACGCCTGCGGCAATTTCCGCCTCGCCTGCGAGGATTGTGTCTGCCGCCGTAATAATTCCTACCTGTGTTGTCTTTGCGGCTTCTTTGGCCGCTTTCTGCGCCGTGAGAGTGGTAATCTTGCCATTGAGCTTAATTACTCTGCCTGCTGCTTCGAGCTGGGTGTTTAGTTTTACCTTGAGGCCGTCCACGTCAGCCGCTTTCTGCGCTGCCTGTGCCTCAAACTCTGCTTTGCTTTTCTCCTGCTCCTCAATTTGCTTTTCCAGTTCCGCTCTATCCGGCAATCCGGCAGTGATTGTTGCCGCTCTTTCTTCCAGTGTTCGGATAGTTCGGTTTGTGTCCGTCGCCTTATCCGCTGCCAGCTCCTCCATGTCCGCATAAATTCCAAGCCCCAAAATGCTGCCAAGAATATTCATGCGAGCCTCCTTGTCCGCCTGCAAGAATAAGCCGTACTGGTCTTGCATAATGAGGGCGCAGGCTTTCAGTGTGAGGCTGTCCATGCCGATAATGTTGATTATCTCCGCCTGTGTGTCTTTGAATTTTTCTTTGGAACGGTCTACCCATTCGCCCTCTACAAACTCCGCAATATTGAGCGTTGCCTTGCCGCTTTTCTGTCGTGTACGGGTCACTCGGTAGAGGCGTTCTCCCAGTTTGAACGTGAATTTGATAGCTCCGCTTCTTGCGTCCGGGTCGTTGCAAATCCAGCCAGTCAGCTCTCCCTCACGGGTTTCCTCGAAAAGTGCGTCCGCCATAGCGTCCATAAACAAACTGCTCTTTCCCACGCCGTTGCTGCCGTTGATAGTGCAGAAACGAATATCGTCGAATGAGAAAGTTTCCTCACGGTAATTGCGGTAATTCTTGACCTCAATCTCAACCGGGACAAACAGGCCTGTATGTCTTTCTGTGGTCGCCTTTTCGGTTGCCTCTGCGATAAGGGGTCTTGCAAGCTCAATCAGCTCTCCGATACGTTCCGGACTAAATCCCTTTTCAGCGAGGTAGTCGTCCAGTGCGTCCTCCGGGGTGCTGTCTGCGTCCATGCTCTTTTTATCCACCGTAATGCTGATTTTCTGTGGCGTAATCTCCTGTACCCAAAAAGCTCCTCCGGCGTTATAGAGTGCCGCCTCATATACTGCGTGGTTAAATGCCTTGTTATGTTCGTCCGTGCAGTCGTAAAGCACTCTCACGATTTTGTCCTGTACGTCCGGGATAGTGAACGGGAATTTTGCCTCTGTATAGGCTGCGTTGATAATCTCTGCCACGTCCTCGTCCTTGAGGCGGATTGTCTTATATTCCCTTGTAGGAAGCTGGTAAAACTCTGATGTTACCGCTCCGCCGTCCTCGATCTCGTGTACCCAGTAGCCTCTCTCCTGCCCCTCGTCGTTGAAATTGAGGGCCGAAATCGCTCCGCAGTAAAAAGTGTTCTTGCAGCCGTCGAGCTGCTGCGGTCTGTGAATGTGTCCGAAACAAACGAGGTCGTAGGCTGCTGCCTGCAATGTTGCCGGGTAAACCACTGGCTCGAACTGACTGAAAAATGCTGTCTGACCGCTCTCCATATTGCAACCCGTAATCGTGTAGTGAGATACCAGTACCGTAGGTGCTTTATCCTCACATTGCGCCTTGAGGCCGATAATAATATCCTCAATCGCCTTTGTGAAAACTTCGTTTTCCTCCTCCTTTGAGAGGCCGGGGTGCTTTGCTCTGAAATACCCTCTGTCAAATCCCGGCACGCAAGCAATCTGCACTTTCTTTCCGTCGTAGCTGTGGTATGTTCCTACGTCCGGCTCTGTGATGATATGTACGCTGTCGTCGCCATAAAAAGTGCTTTCCAGCGTCTTAAACTGCTCCTCGCTGTCGTGGTTAGGTGTTCCTCTCATAACTACGACCGGGCAAATTCTTTCAAGCTCTCGCAGGAACTTTACTGCCGTCTGATTTTCCTTGAGGCCTCTGTCACTCCATACCCTCGCTTGATGAAAAATATCTCCGGCGATTACTGCCACGTCCGGGCGGCTCTCTTTCGCTCCTGCCACAAGTGCGTCAAGGCACTTGCAAATGTCTTTATATCTTGCGTTTTCCCCATTCTGTTCCGGGCCGGGGAAATTGCCTATGTGTAAATCTCCTGTGTGTAATACTCTGATACCCATTACTGATTACCTCCCTGCTTTCTCTGACACGCCATGCACAAGGTACGTCCGTACTCCTGCTGGCTATACTTCACCACGCCGTTGCTGCACTTTGTTCCGCACTCCGTACAAATCGTCGGGTCAAAATCGGGTGCGCTCTCTGCCGCCTGCTGCTGTCGCTGCTGGGCTTCTCTCGGAGGCTCTTGAGGTACTTCTCTGTAATTTCCTGCCTCCGGCTGTGCGATAGGCTGCGACGGGGTTTCGTACTCCATTCCCTCCTCTACGTCGTCCTCTACAAAAATAGCCCTGCGAGCTTCCGTGTTTGCTCCGCCGTAAAGCTCCTGCGCCGAGGAGAAAAAGTGTCTTACCGCCTCCTGCTTCACTGCCTCGTTGTCGAGATTTGGCACAAGGTACGCAACCACAAACGGCTTTTTCAGCTCGTCCAGCGTGTACGTTCCCTTGATGTGCATTGCTGCTCTCAACGCTCTGTTAATTGCCTTTGTCTCACACATTTCGCTTCGGAACTTCAAAAATTCCTTGCGCTGGTTTTCTGTCATGCCGTCCGTAACGTCCTGCACGATAATTTCCTTGTGTGCAACAATCTCAATGTTTTCCCCCGTAAGCTGCGGTACGGAAATTCTTGCCTCAAATTTCACGTCTTTGTTTCCGCAAGCTCCGCAGTTGACCGGGCGACCAATGCTCTTGTTTACCTCTGCGCACTTTTGGCAAGTAGAGGGGATAATCGGGCGTGTGCCGAGTATCTTAATTCCGGCGGCTCTCATAAGTTTGTTGAGGCCTTTCTTTGTCAAAGCCCAGCCTGCAGGTACTGCCGGGTGGTATTTTCCGCTTCTGTCTGTGTATGCGTCCCTTGCTTTTTCCTGCTCGTAAATTTCTTTGTCAGAAAGGTTGGTCGAAATCTGCACTGCGTTCATCACTGGCTTGTGAATTTCCGCAATCTCCGCAACCGTCTGCATAGGCACGAGCAAATTGTATTTCTCTGCCGGGTACTGGGTCGTAATCTGTAATGCGTTATTATTGTTTTGCATAAAATCCTCCTATTGCATTTCAAAATTCTTTGTGATACAATAGAGATACAGCGTAATGGGCGGCTCGTGTTTTATGACACGGGCTGTCCTTTTTTTATCTCCATTTGTTCATCAGCGTATCTGTCAAGTCTCAAGAGGTCGAAAGTGAACTTTGAAAACCTGCTTGAGCGTACTGCCTCTGCGATTAACTGGGCTAAATACCACGGCTCTCGCCTTGCTCCGCCCTCGTCGCCAAATCTCTTGATAATATCCTTGAGCTTTCGCTCTGCCTGCTCTTTGGCTTCACACCACTCGGAGCTGCTTATCTCTGCCCCAAGTCTGCTTTCTGCCTCCTGCTTCAAATCGGTGTCCGACATATCCGTTTACACCTCCCTTTACTGCCACTGCTGCAGCTTCCCTTTTCTCCGCTTCTCTCTTGCAATCGCACCTTTCTCCGGGGTCAAGGTTTCCGCCACAATCCGGGCAAACATTGAAATATGGCATTTCTACACCTCCTCAAAAATCCTGTCGCACACTGCGTTGTGTATCGCTCCGAATACTGCGCAAAATACAATGGCAATCAAAAACCACTCGCTACCGTAAGCTAAATAACCTCTTTCCCGGTACGCAATCGGCAATATAATCATTGCTGTAACTACTGTCGGGATTGCTGCTGTAATAAGCTCTGCCAGTATCAACACTGTCCATGCCGTTATCTGCTGCACTTTTCTTCTCATTCTTCTCCTGTGTCTCGCCTCTGCTCTTGTCATGGCCGCCTCCTACTTGTAAAATTTGTGATTACCAACTTGGTAAAGAAATTCAAGGTTTTCACTATGCCAGCTATCCTTTTCGCAGCTCTCGAAATACAACGCTCCGTAGCTTTCGTCCCAGCCGCTCATAACCAGCTCCAACGCCTCATAGCAGCCTGCGTCCGGCTCTGTTGTGTAGTACCTGCCGCCCTCCGTTACCGGGGAGAACTGCCTCGGTTGAAACACAACCTCCTCAATACTGTCCGGGAAGTCCTCGCTCCAAACTCTGTTTAGGACTACCAGCATTACAAGGGCTTTTCCCTCTACACTTTCGCCCTCCGCCTCCGCCATTGCGATTTTCAGCAATATCACGCTGTCCTCTGCTCCCCAGTCCCGGCTATAAATCATGCTTGTGTATGTACTTTCCTGCTCCGGCTCTTTGGTGGGTGTCGTGCTGGGTGTTATCTGCACCTCAATCGTCGATACCTCCGGGCGGCTGGTGGGCTTTATCGCCTCGCCCTCCTGCATGGCGTTTACTCTTGTTTCTGCCTGTGATGTTATCGCTGCCATTGCCGTCGCTATCACAATCGCCGCTACAACGCAGCTCACGATAATCGGTGGCAGCTTTCGCATTTTCCTAACGTCCATAATTTTCGGCTGTGGCTGCTGCTATAAATTGACGCTGCGCCCGTTCCGCTATCTGCTTCAAAAGCTGCTCGACCTCGCTGGCCGTCTTTTTGCAGTAATTGTCAGCTATCTTTATCCGGGTGTTGCCGATATTAAAATCTCTGACAATGTTCGCCTCAACCATTTCGCACCTCCTTAGTCAAATTTTCCGAGCCTTGCAGCTCTTTCTAATACTGCGAGGTTTTCGTCTGCCCTCCGGCGGAACTCCAAAAGTCTGTCACGCAGTTGCGGTATCAGCTCCTGCTCCTCGCTCTTTACTTCCCCGTCCTCCATAAGCAACGACAACTTTCTCGTAAGCTGCTCCATTTCGTACACGGAGTTTTGTAATCTTATCAATGCTCGCTCTGCTGGCATTTCGGGTATTTCCCTGCAATCCTTACCGAGCGGACACTCGTTCACGCAGTACCACGCTCGTAGCTCCGGCTCGTTGTATGCGTCCGCCATGAGTGCAACAACAATATTCGGCGGTCTTGTTATGTCCAGCTCGTATTTCTTTAGGCTGTCCTCTGTCACTCCGGGGAGATAATCAATCGCCCCTGCTCTTGTCAAGAGCTTTTCGTTGTACTTTGCTGCCCTCATTCGGGCTTCGTAATACCTATTGCCGCAGGCTTTTGTAGCTTGCCTCGACATTTATTTCCACCTCCTCGTGAGTTAAAATTATTACAGGTCGAAACGAAAGAGCTTGACGCTGTAAGCGACGCTTCGTTTCTGTTTACGGGGTTTTTGTCCCTCTCGTGTCCCGTTTTGGGTCATTTGCGGGTAAAAAAATTTATCTCCTCACAACAGGCATAGTGTTGTCAAAAATGTCGTCGCCGTAATAGCCAAGCACTCGCTTAATTCTCAATGCGAGTTTCAACGACGGCTGTTTCTCTCCCGTTTCAATCTGTGAATAGTGGCTGCGGCTTGTCCCCACCGCTACACTGAATGTCTGCTGCGTATAGCCGTTTGCTTCTCGCAACTGCTGTAACTTAGCTCTCATTTGTTCCTGCTCCTTTCCTTTTGTCCCTTTTCGGGGTGCTGTAAGTTTATTATAGTTCCTATTTGGGGCAATGTCAACCAATTTGGAGAAATATTTTCGTTGTTTTTCTGATTTGTGCCGATTTTAGGGGCAACCACTACACAAAACGGGGCAAAACAAGTATAATAAAACATTATGGAGGTGCATTACCCATGCAAAAGTTTTCTAACCGCCTCATATCGCTCCGCAAAGAGCGTGGCCTCACTCAAGAGGATTTGGCAAAAGTTATTCAGAAAAAGCGTTCTACCGTGTCCGGGTACGAGACGGAGGGCAAAGAGCCTGACCTCGAAACGGTCTGCCTGCTGGCTAAACACTTCGGCGTTACCACCGATTACCTGCTGGGCTATTCCGACAGTCCTACCCACACGGAAAGTGTTTTTTACAACGATACCGTAAATTTCGAGAAGCACTTTAAGGCTCTGCCTGCCGATTTGCGTCCTGCTGTTACGCAGTGCTTTGATAGCTTCTACCTGCTTCTCAATCGTGATATGCAGCTCGCTCGCCCGGAACGTATCGAGGCTTACCGTGATTTGCTTCACACGCTGCAATCCCTCCGGGCGGAAATCCGTAAGCGTATTGAGGCTTGCGGCGGTGCTGTTACCGACCCCGTCCTGCTTTCTGACCTCATGGCCTTGCAAAGTCAGCTCAAAAATGAAATCGTTGCTCTACTCGATAGGCTCATGCAGGCGGATATGGAAGTCGCCTTTAACATCAAGAAAGGCGTAAACGACGGGTCATTAAGAAAGACCGCAATGTGATTTACGTTGACTTTCGCCCCTCTCCGTGAGGGGCTGTTTTTTTGGAGGTGATACCTATGGCTTACTGCCTGTACCTGCGCAAGTCCCGTGCCGATATGGAGGCCGAAGCCCACGGCGAGGGAGAGACGCTTGCCCGTCACGAAAAGCTCCTGCTTGAGCTTGCAAAACGTGACCGCTATAACGTGACCCAAATTTACCGTGAGGTCGTTTCCGGCGAGACTATTGCTGCTCGTCCCGTCGTCCAGCACCTCCTCCAAGAGGTTGAGGACGGCAAGTGGGACGGTGTTCTCGTCGTCGAGGTTGAGCGTCTTGCTCGTGGCGACACCATAGACCAAGGGGTTATGGCGCAGGCTTTTAAATATTCCAACACAAAAATCATTACGCCGCTCAAGGTGTACGACCCAGCAAACGAATTTGACGAGGAGTATTTCGAGTTCGGGCTTTTCATGTCCCGGCGTGAATACAAAACTATCAACCGTCGTTTGGTGCGTGGCCGCAATGCCTCCGCCAAAGAGGGGAAATGGGTTTCCGGCGTTGCTCCGTATGGCTACGAGCGTGTCCGTATCAAAGGCGATAAGGGTTGGACGCTCCGCCCTGTTGACGAGCAAGCCGATATTGTCCGCTTTATCTTCCGGCTCTATACCTCCGGCGAGGAGGACGAGAATGGGGAAATCCGGCAAATTGGCACTTACACAATCTCAAAACGCCTTGACAAAATGGGCGTTGCTCCGCCCTCCTCCGCTGAATACTGGAACGATAGGACGGTACAGTGCATTTTGCAAAATCCGGCGTATATCGGGAAAGTCCGCTGGGGCGTAAACAAGTCGAAAAAGCGTATCGTAAACAAGACGATTGAAGTCGAGCATTACAAAGCTCCTGCCGACGAAATAATCTTTGTTGACGGTCTGCACCCTGCTATCATTGACGAGGCCGTTTTTCAAAAAGCTCAAGACCTGCTCCGCCGTTCCGGGCCTCCGCCAGTGCCGAAGCGTAACGCTATGGTAAATCCGCTTGCCGGGCTGCTGGTGTGCGGTAAGTGTGGCCGCAGTATTGTCCTGCGCAAAGGTCGCCTTGATATGCTCATGTGTTATAGCCGGGTCTGCGACAACGTAGGCTCAAAGTATGAATACGTTGAGGAGCGTCTGCTGCAGGCTCTCTCCTCGTGGCTGGAAGATTATCGCCTCGAATGGTCTGATAAGCTCCCGGCGGACGAGCAGGCTGTAATTGACCTCAAGCAAAAGACTCTGCGTAAATCTGCGTCCGAGTTGGAAACTCTGCACAAGCAGCTCAACCGCACTCACGACCTTTTGGAGCAAGGCGTTTACGACACTGACACTTTCCTTGAGCGTTCCCGGTCTATTACCGGGCGTATCAACGATACCGAGAATTATATCCGCACCCTCTCCGCCGAAGTGCTGGAGGACGAGGAACGTGCTGCCAGCCGCTTGAATGTTATTCCGAAAGTTGAAAAGCTCCTTGAGGTGTATTCCGTCCTGCCCTCTGCTCAAGCTAAAAACGAAATGCTGAAAGAGGTGCTGGAAAAGGTTGAGTACACCAAGAATGAGCGTTCCGGGCGAAATGGCCCGTTTGATAATTTCGAGCTGGTGCTTTATCCAAAACTCCCGGCCAAAATCGAGTAATACAAAAGCCGTCCCAATTCGGGGCGGCTTCCTTTGCTTACAACCTTAGAAATATTATTTACAATTTCCCTTACATAGTAAAGTCCCATACCCCAGTTCGAATTAGAATTCTTACTGGAATAAAACGGGTCAAAAATTTTCTTAAAAAAGCTTTTTGCAATGCCGGTTCCGTTATCGCTG